CAATCACATCCTAAGATTTATTTTCCACTTTCTAATTAATTTTTAGGACTACCTTTTAACTTTTTATGTTTTACAGATATTTATATTAAAAGGCAGTCCTATGATTGGAATATATAGAATTAAAAATTTGGTTAATGGTAAATGTTATTATGGTTCATCTAAACAAATTGAAAAAAGATTTGACAGACATAAAAGGGAATTAAAAAATAATATTCACATAAATTGTATATTACAAAGAGCGTGGGATAAGTATGGTGAAGATAACTTTTTATTTGAGATTGTTGAAGAATGTGATATAAATGTTCTTCTTGAAAGAGAACAAAGGTATTTGGACTTACAACCTGATTACAACATAGGAATAACATCAAGTGGTGGTGATAATTTAACAAAAAATCCTAACAAGAATAATATTGTTAAAAAAATAACTGAATCAGTTAAAAGAAGATATGATTTAATGACTGATGAAGAGAAAAAAGAAAAACATTCACAACCTATGGAAACAAACCCAAATTGGAAAGGTGGAACAAGTTTTAAATATTGTGAATGTGGAGTTAAAATATCACCAATTAACAATACCTGTATAAATTGTAGAGATAAATCAGGGATGAATAATCCTTTTTTTGGTAAACAACACTCGGAAGAGACCAAAAAAAAATTAAGTGAATGTAGAAAAGGAAAAAAACCAACAAATATGAAACAAGTTATAATTGATAATATCATTTATGAAAGTTTGGCGGAAGCGTCAAGACAAACAGGTGTTCCGTTACCAACCATTTTATGGAGAATAAATTCTAAAAATAAAAAATACGATAACTATAACTCACACCCGACAATAAAAGCCCCTTTATCAAATTAAAATGGAAAAAAGTTTATTAATATACGACACAGTATTCAAAGATAATAGAGGTACTTTCGCACCATTATCACTTAAATTTAAAGAAGGGAATCACCCTTATTTAATTAAGGAATGGTTACAAAGTAACATTAGTGTAAACCCTAAAAAATATACTCTTAGAGGATTACACTATCAATCGGGGGGTTATGCTCAAACTAAATTAGTTAAAGTTATTGTAGGTAACATTATTGATTTTGTTGTTGATTTACGTAAAGATTCTGAAGATTATGGTAAATGTTTTGTATACGAAGTAAATTCGGGGTATGAATTATTTGTCCCTAAAGGATTTGCTCACGGATTTATAACTACCGAGGATAATACGGTTGTTCAGTATTTGGTGGATGAAAAATATTCACAACCTGATGAAGGGTCTATCCTATGGAGTTCAGTTCCTGATATTATTGAGGGGATTAATAAAACAATACAAGGATTCAATCCTGAGGAAATATTAATCTCAGATAAAGATAAAGAATGTATTTCACTTGACGAATACCTAAAAAATAGTTTTTAAGAATGAAAAAAGAGATAATGGTAGAACAAGAATTACCCGTTAAAAAACCTTTGGTAATTTATGAATCAAAAATAGATGAGGATGACAAGAATATATTTAATTGTGTTGAATGTAATGAAGTAATATTTATTAAGGAATACACATATAATAATGGTATGTGTCATAAATGTATTAAGGATAAATAATGGAAGATTTGACAAAAAATATATATGAAAAAATTAATTGATGTTTTAAAAGAGGCAACAGGTCAGAAATTTGAGTATGGTTGTGCTATGTTATATTTTACGTTTCCTGAGATGAATAAAATACATGAAATGATTGACCCTGAGGACATTTATTATGAAGAAGGTGATAGAAGTTTCGGATTGGAAGATGAACCTCACACAACCATCCTATTTGGATTGCACGAAGGTGTTACAAGCGAAGATGTTAGTGGTGTTTTAGATAATTTTAAATTTGGTACATGTAGAATTAGTGACGCATCATTATTCCAAAATCCTCAATATGATGTTCTAAAGTTTGATGTGTCAGGAACCAATTTACATAACGCAAATAGAGAACTTAAAAAATTTCCTTATACAAATACTTTCCCTGATTATCATCCACATCTAACTGTTGGGTATTTAAAACCAGGTCGGGGTAAAAAATATGTTAAAAAACTTAACGGATTAACATTCCGATTAACTCCTGAATACGCGGTTTATTCTAAACCAAATGGGGACCAAGATAAGTTAGAAATAAATTTATCTTAAGCGATATCTGATTTAACGTTAAATTTGTTACTTGCTGCAATTGCTTCACTTTGACCCCCATGTCCTCCCGCATTAATATTGGCAAAATATTTTGCGGCCTCAACCTTATCCGAAAAATTAGGAAACGATGATGATGACTTTCCTTTAGTTAAAAATGCGATTGCGACTTTAGACGCCACTTCAGGTTTATTTAATAATTCAGGGTTCCCGACTAAATCCTCCCCAATAATTGAACTGTATTTTTTATAGTTTGCTCTTCCAGTTAATTGGTTATAACCTCTGCCACGGAAATTCCATCCATCTTCACCTCCCTGATTACCAACGGTCTTAGCATAAACTAAATTAAAAAAGTTTTTTGGGTTACTTTTAAGGTCGTTTAATTGGGTGTCCGATAACTTTGCAACTCTACTACCAAAGATATTTCGAATTCTTGAGTTAGATGTACCAGCATATGAAATTTCTCCTTTTGGTTTAAATCCACTTTCTTTTGAAATAACGGACAAAATACCTATTTGAGTGTTCGGATTTGATATCCCTAATTTAGTCATGGCATCAATTAACGATGAAATATTTTTTTGTTGTTCTCCGTCAAAGTTACCTTTACTAATATCAACTTTACCTGTGCTTGTAGAGGACATCCCTGTAGAATCGTACTCATTTTTATCACCTTCTTTAGATTTTGTATCTCCTGTAAATGATGACATAAGTTGGTTATATATGTCGTCCCTAAAAGAAACTTCGGATATATTGTATAACGATTTAATTTGTGACTTTTCGTTCTCTGTAATTAACAATCTACTTTTCATTTTTTTACTTTATTATAAATATACAAAGAGTATTAATGACTCTCCATTATATTTATATTAATATGAAAGTTACCGTTATACACAGAAATTCAGGAGTTGAGGAGGAAGAATATAAGTTCTATGATAATTTTATTAAATTCCTACAAAAAGAATATCCTTTAAAAAATAATATATCTGTTGTTTTTGTTGGTGATAGAATTGGAGAAATGACAACTGGCTCTAGAACTCATGATGGTGAATTACGAATTTTAACTAAGGGACGAATTAATAGAGATATCTTACGTACACTTGCTCACGAATGGACCCATGAATATCAGATGGGCGTTTTAAATAGAAGACGAGGTCCCGATATTGGTGGTCAAAATGAGGATGAAGCCAACGCAATATCAGGACAAGTAATGAAGAAGTTTGAGAAAAAATATCCGAAGATTGAAAAGAAAATGTACGACTAGTACTTAAGGTACTTCCAATTTTTTTGGTAGTCTTTATTTTTCTCACAAAAACGTGCGTAGTCGTTAATCATCGGTCGACCCGTATTATAACAACCACAAACTATCCCCCAATCCCCATATTTTTTATATAGTCTTTGTAATAATTTAACACTCGTCTCAATGTTAAATCTAATATCCGTCTTTAATTTTTTAACCGACACTTTTTTATTACATACATAATCTGCGGTCGAAGGCATAACTTGCATTGGACCAACCGCACCAACAGGAGACGTTCTTGCGGGATTGTAACTCCAATCAAACGGACCCTCGTATCGTGTTTCTAAAAATGCGATATTGTAGATAATATGTTTTGGAATTTCGTACTTGTCAGAATATTTTTCCAAGTTTTCGTACATCAATATAGATGACGGTTTATTAATGTCACTACTATGACCAAAATCAATTCTCTCAAAAGACTTATATGTAAAATCTTGTTTTAATTCGTGAGAACATAGTAAAACTATGACGGTGACTGAAAATAAGACAACTAATAATGTTTTTTGAATATTCATAGATTTGGGTTTTAAGGGTTAGTAACCTGAGTGTGTTGTCCCCACACATTTTTTGCATACAATGAGAAGATTGTGTTACCTATCGAGTCTTCATAAATAGTGTAATCTCCTGACTTAATGTCAATGATGATTAAGTTGTTGTTTTGGTCGATGGCCAAATTAACATCACGTTGTTTAACTTTAATCACTTCTGTTTTTACCTCTTGTGGTTTGTTATTCATCTTATTGTAGTAATACCCAATAAAGAAAGATGCGATACAAGATAGTCCGATTATGGAATAGATTGTAATACTTTTTAACACTTTTTTAACGTTGTCAACAACGGTTTTCATTTTTTCGTTCATAATTTTTATTTTAATTGTTTATATAAAGTTAGTTGAAACACATTAATTAATCAAATTAAATCATATTAAATCATATTTATTAGATATGGATAAGTTGACCAAAAAAGAAATGTTAATCGTCAAGTACATTGTCGCGCAAAATTCCCTTGCAACATTACAAAAGGAATTAAAGGAGTATCGTATTAGTGGTTATGAACCTGCGTGTGTAACTGTCGTTCTTAGATATTTTTCTATACCTAAACATGATGATGAGTATAGTATACAATACTTAAATTATTGTGTGAAAAATTACAGTAACATTAATATCGGGGATTATTCAAACCCCATTGAGAGAGCAATAAAATTTAGGATTGAAGCCGATGCCATTGAAACTCAAACAGTGTATAAAACTTATACGGTTCACTACGTAACAATACCATCGTTAAAAGATGACTCATCTAAACGTATTACTGAAGACTTTTGGGATTATGACCCTGAAGGAGATATTAGGGATTATGGTGATACCGATATTGAGAGAATAGAGTACAATGACCCTGAAATTAGTGATGGTGACCCATTTATCATAGAATAAGTTAGTATCTCAATTAAGAGACACTAACAACTTCTAAATCAAAAATCAATTTTTTACCCGCTAATGGATGATTGGCATCAATTTTAACCAATTCGTCACTAACTTCAAGTATTTTGATGATTACAGGACCTTGAGGACTCATTCCTTGCAATGTTTCTCCAACTTGAACTCCTTCAGGAACTTGAGTTTTTGGGATTTCGGTAATCAATTCCTCTCGGTATTGACCGTAAGCGTCCACAGACTCAATTTCAACTGTTTTCTTTTCGCCTTCAGACATTTCAAGTAAACCCATTTCAAAACCTTTGATTAGTTTACCTTCACCTAAAACTGCGGTTAATGGTTCACGACCCTCAACTAGAGAAGAATCAAATACTGACCCATCTTCTAATCTACCTGTGTAATTAACTGTTACGGTGTTACCGTTCTCAATTTTTTTCATTTTTGTATAATTTTAGATAAACATAAGAACAAACAAAACAATAATCAAATATTATTTTTGTATTTCTATTAAATCGTATGAAGTTATTAGTGTAACTGTATTTTTTTCTAAACCAGTATACTTTAAAGACTCCTCAACTAAAAATTGTAATCCCCCAACATTACTTTCCTCAAATAGAACAATGTCGGTCAATTTCAAAGTACAATCAACAGTATAGTTTTTTGTTGTGGTACAATACTTGAATTCATTAACCTCAACTAAAGTTCCTTTACCGTAAAGTAGTTCTAAATCTTTTTGAAAGACAATATTTAGTAGGACTGTTAAACAATTTCTCATATCTTTATAAGTATAGAGGTATTTATGAGTATGGGAAGATTAATTATAACCGAACAAGAGAAAAAAGATATTCTTGATAAGTATCAAGACGATACTGACCCAAAAATTTTGACGTATCTTAGAAGACACTGTCCTGTGTCAGAAATTAGTCACGAATTCTTTAAAGGTATGCACTATGTTTTAATTGATGATAAAACACATATTGTTGAAAGAAATAAAAAATACTTAGTTGGTAAGATATACAACTTTATATCAGACGACTTTCCCGACTACGATGAAAAAATTGTAAGACGCACTATAAAAAAATTCTTGGATTTAATCGTAACCAATTGATGTGTTAGGATTTTTAACCTATCATTAATTAAAATCTCAAAATTATGTTTTTAAATATTATCTTAACTTTATTAGTCATAGTACTATTAACTATCACAATTATGTTGTATATTTGGTGGAAGAAATTTGGTAAAAAAATGTTCGACTCTATGTCAAATATGAAGAATCTTATCCCAAAAGACGGAGGACAATTACCTAATAACTTGGACATCAATCAATTATTTTCAAGTCTTAGTAAGATTAATCAACAATTTAAAAAATAAACTATGGAATTTATTAATATTCAAAACGACTACACTTGGGTTGTAAAAGTGTTAGAATCTTGTTTAACCGAATCACAAGTCGACGCTTCCGAAAAAATATTTAAACAGTTTCTTGGGAAGTGGGGTAATGAGTTACCTGATGAAAGACGAGAAAAGTTAATCTACAATTTTGATAAATTAGTTAAGTCAAAAACGGTTGAAATAAGAAAAAACTACTCCCCGAACGTATAGTATATGTACTTTTTTAAAGGTCTCTATATTTATTGAACACTATCACTCTCATCTGAGAGCCTCTATATATCAACAAAAAGGTCTGTTATTTTTTACAGACCTTTTTTTATTGGAAAAAAATGACTACTTTTGTAAAAAAAAATAGAATATGAAAGTAGGATTTGCAAATACATTTTGGGATAGTCTTAAGACTATTGGTCGACATAATACTTGGTGGTACAAAACATACGATTTTTTCAGAAGAGATATTTGGAGATTTATAAAAAATGTTTGGCGTTTTAGAAAACCATTATCCAACCACTATTGGTGGGACCACCACTCTATGTTACAGTTTGTGGAAACTTCATTGGTACATACGTCTGACAATTTAGAAAAATTCGGAAACGAGGTTGACGGACCGAGGATGAAAAAAGTTATGGCAATGCGTAGAGCGATTGAGTTGATTAGAAACTACAACGAAAGTAACTACATTGAGATGTCCGAAAAAGAACTTGGGGAAGTTATTCACCATCCTTGGGAATTTGAGGATATCGAGGACAAACCAGGTTTCTGTCGTTTAGTTGATAAAGACACCCCTGAAGAAAAAGAACATAATCGTAAAGTGTACGACAGGTCTAGCGAAATCGAAGAACAAGAGTGGGACGAACTTTTTAAATTATTAAAAGGTCAAGACCACGAAGAATATCGTAAACTACACGATGCTCAAAGTGAAGAAGAACTTAAAAAAGACAACCTTTGGAACGAATGGTTTGATGGAAGTGGAATAAAAGGTTGGTGGGATTAATAAAAATTTTGTTAATCGAAAAAAAAACACTATATTTGTAAGATGAAAATACTAAAAGAAAATATTGACTTATTAGCGGTAATTGCGTGGTTCGCATTAATACTAACAATTGTACATTTTGTACAATAAAAACAAATTACAATGGGAAAATTAAAAATTACCTTTATATCTGATACCCACACTAAACACAATCAAATCACAAAAGATTTGCCTGGTGGGGATATCTTGATTCATGCTGGCGACATGTCAAGTATGGGTTATAAACACGAAATAGAAAACTTCTGTAAATGGTTTGACGGTTTGGATAACTACGACACTAAAGTGTTCATTGCGGGTAACCATGATTGGGGATTCCAAAACCACCCTGAACAAACTATGCAAATAATTAATTCATACAAATGGTTTAATTACTTACAGGATGAATTATTCATGGTAGGGGAAAATTATGATGACATGGTTAAAATTTATGGTAGTCCATGGCAACCTGAATTTTATAATTGGGCGTTTAATTTACCAAGAATGGGTGACCAACTTAAGGCAAAATGGGATTTAATTCCAATGAATACCGATATCCTAATCACTCATGGACCTGCTTGGGGATATGTTGATAAAGTAGTTGGTCAAACCAAAAATTTGGGTTGTGAATTACTTGCCGACAGAATTAAAGTTGTAAAACCTAAAATTCATGTTTGTGGACATATTCACTCAGGACATGGATACGTGTTTGATGGTGATACTCACTACATTAACGCATCAGTTCTTGATGAAAGTTATTATTATAATAACAAACCATTATCTGTTGAATGGGACCCAAAAACTAATGAATTGGTTTTCCTATAAATTAAAAACCCCCTTAGTAGGGGGTTTTTTTATGATAATAAAGAATAGAACTCTTTAAAATGTTTGATTCTGTCAGGTAAACCTATCGTACCTCCATTAACTCTTTTTGTTACTTGTGTTACAACATCGTCTGACGCTCCTTTATCACAAATTGACCAAAGATTATTATTGTTAAAGAAAAAAGCCGCAGATGCCAACGGATATTTTGTCGAAACTAAATCAGGGTTAGATACACAATCCTCACCGATAAACTTAGTAAAGTTAGTGTAATTTGATTTCCCAGTTAATTGGATAAATCCTCTGCCTCTGAATTTGTACCCTTCTTTAGTTGATTCATCTCCATTACCCATTCTTCCACCATAAACTCTTGAAGCAATTTTTTCAGGTTGTTTTGCGTAAGACTCTGAAAGATTTCCTGGAAAGTATTTTCCAAAAATTTTCTTCAACCCATCTGAAGAATAATTTAAGTTTTCACTAACTGCTTTAAATCCTCCTGATTCATGACCACACTGTGCCAAGAAATGAGCTAATCTTAAATTGTTTGTAATATTAAATTTAATTACCGTCTCAGGGATTTGAGAGATTACTGAATCAGGAATATGACCCCTTAATTTTTCAAGACTTAACGGACCTCCTGACGGAATGATTACATCTTCTTTAATGACTGAAGTAATCCCCATTTTCTCTAAAGTTGAGGGTCCTACGACACCATCGGGAGTTAAACCGTTTTTGGTTTGCCATTCTTTAACCGATTTTTCTGTACCAGGACCAAAATTACCATCAGAGGTAATCCCTAATTTTTTTTGGATTTGTTTAACAACATCTCCTGTTGAGCCGATTTTATACATAATTACTTTTTTAAATAAATATGTAAAAAAATTAGATTTTCTTAACGGAAATAACTTCGACTCCTCGTCCTTTATTTTTTAAGGTGATTTCTTGTTCGTTTGGATATAAAATTCTGTTTGCAATTGTTTCATTAACATCTACCAAACTTTTAGGAGATACTACCGTAACGATATAATGTTCTTCACCTGAACCTGTGACGTAAGTATGTGATTTAAGTAAGTCTTTTCTATTCGTTGAATAGTGGACCCCAAGTTCTTTTGTATTAATTTTATCTTCGCCATCAACCGCTAAAATTCTATATAATTTAATTTTATCGGGTAAGTTTTTAACATAATTGGTAATTTCGTCTAATTCATCTTCAGCCTCCTCCTTAGAAAACCCCATATCTTTAAGGAGTCTCATCATTCGACTTTTACTTGTTTCTTCTTTAAGTAACCCAATTAATTTCATAACAATAAATATAGAGAGAGATTTATTAATCCTCGCTCTTTTGTTTACTCGGAGTCTTTTTTTCGGTCTTATATTTGATTTCAACCTCACAAGGATTTATCAAACTTTTTTTACTATCGTACCTCCATATGGAAATACTATCTTCGTCCTCATAAACTCGTTCCCACTTTCTGTGTTCGACTTCTTTTATATTTGGTTTTTTCGTCATAATACAAAGATACTAAATTTTTCAATAAGTACCAAACTTATTGAAATTATGATTGACAATGTCATTAATTTAAATAAACATTGTATTTATAGATATGAAGATTATTGTTAACGAATCCCAATATAACAACCTTATTAATGAAGACATGGGGGTTTCCCGAGCTTCTGTGGATTATGCTAATTTAATTTACGAAAAATCGAGACCTATCGTAATCGACTTTACAAGACATAAACGACCTGGTAAACAAAAGTTAGTGATTGGTCTTAAAGACATTTCAAGAGTGTGGAAACAAGACCTTGAGAGTTACCTTGAGTTTCCAATAGAAGAGATTAGAGTCGATTTAAATCTGTATGTTCAAAATAAAAGTCAGATGTCCGATGAATTTGCCACGGGAGGAGGGGCCGAACAGATAGAATCCAAAGTTGGAAAATATTCTTTTATAAAGAGACCAAGTAAAGATTTACCAAAACATATTTTGTCAGAACTTGATGACGCATTAAACGCAAAATTTGATTTGGATGTTTATATTAGAAAAGATTTTAAGGAAGAGTCTATTGATGGGTTAATGCACGATTTAATGGATAGTATTTCACACGAATGTAACCATATGTTAGAATTTTATAAAAGGTCTTTAAGTGGGGCAGGTAATATTAATACGTCATTAAGTTATTCAGGTAAAAAAAACTACAACATCCCAAGAGACATATACGAAGTTTGGCAAGAATTTACCCAAATGGTATATTTTTCCGAACCTTATGAAATGAGAGCAATGGTACAAGAAATGTACGGTGTTAGGTTAAGAATGCCATTTGAAGAATTTAGAAAACACCGATATTATATGTCTGCGGAAGTTATGGAAAAATTTAATGCCGATGTTATGTTTGATACCTTAATTGAAAGAATTGAAAAACAAAATCCCGACAGTATCGTATCTGTCATGACAAATCTTTATACTTGGTTTATAACTGATTACTACACACAGTTAAAATATCAGAAATTACGACCAAATAACAGAATTGAAAAATCTGCACACATTTTAGACCTAATGAAAGGATTCCAACCAAGAATCAATAATGCTGGTAAAAAACTAAAAAGAAAATTCAACAAACTATATTCGTTATCTCCTGATTAACTTATTTTGTCAGTTCAACTAAAATAATTATGACATTTTGTCAGTTATTTTCATTTGGCACGTAATTTAATATAATGGTGTGGGCTTGATTCCATAATAAAATTAAATTATAATTACAAAAAATCAAAACACATGGGAAAAATTATTGGTATTGACTTAGGTACAACAAATTCATGCGTAGCAGTCATGGAAGGTAGCGAACCTATCGTTATTACAAACAGTGAAGGAAAAAGAACCACGCCTTCAATTGTTGGATTCATTAATGGTGGTGAAAGAAAAATTGGGGACCCTGCAAAAAGACAGTCGGTAACGAACCCTGATAAAACGGTTTACTCAATCAAACGATTTATGGGGTCAACATTTGACGAAAGTAAAGGTGAGGTTGGTAGAGTTCCGTATAAATTAGTTAAAGGTGAGGGTAACACGCCAAGAGTTTCTATCGAAGATAGAATGTACTCACCCCAAGAAATCTCTGCAATGATTCTTCAAAAGATGAAACAAACTGCGGAAGATTATTTGGGAACTGAGGTTACTGAAGCGGTTATTACTGTTCCTGCATATTTTAACGACGCACAACGTCAGGCAACTAAAGAAGCTGGCGAAATCGCAGGATTAACTGTTAGACGCATAATCAATGAACCTACTGCCGCGGCATTGGCTTACGGTCTTGATAAGATGTCGAAAGAAATGAAAGTCGTTGTATTTGACTGTGGAGGTGGTACACATGACGTATCTGTATTAGAGCTTGGTGATGGAGTGTTTGAAGTATTATCTACTGATGGGGACACTCATTTAGGGGGAGATGACTTTGACCAAGTTATCATCGATTGGTTAGTTAGTGAGTTTAAGGTTGAGAACAATCTTGACCTGACTAAAGACCCAATGGCGTTACAAAGATTACGAGAGTCGGCTGAGAAGGCGAAAATTGAGTTGTCATCAACAAATTCAACTGAGATTAATTTACCGTACATTATGCCTGTGGACGGTATCCCAAAACACTTAGTTAGAACATTAAGTAAATCTAAATTTGAGAAGTTGGTTGATAGTCTTGTTGAACGAACGATTGCTCCTTGTAAATCAGCATTAAAAAATGCGGGATTAAAGACGACAGACATCGATGAGATTATTTTAGTTGGTGGTACTACACGTATTCCTGCTATCCAGGACGCGGTTAAAAAATTCTTCGGGAAAGAACCTTCAAAAGGAGTTAACCCTGATGAAGTAGTTGCTCTTGGTGCGGCAATCCAAGGAGGGGTATTGGCGGGAGACGTAAAAGATGTGTTGTTATTAGACG